GGCATTCCCAATCGTAATCGCTCCTGCGCTCTTTGTATATCGGAATTTGCGTCCATCATCAAATTCCAAAGAAGCACCTAATGGTGCATTCTGTGTGGAGGACTCTGCATAAATGCCCTGCGAAAAACTGCCTCCAACGCTACCGCCAAAACTCGCCGCACCATTATTGGTGTGGCCTGCTCCAAAATTCCAACTCATTGCTCTTGCGCCTTTCCCCTATGGGCAGGGTGTGAACCCCCATTGGCTTGGGGGCAAGGGTTTATGCCAGATCGTAAAGAACGCCCTGACGACGACGATTATTGGTGACCAACTGGCCACCAAATACCACGAACGCAGCACGAGCGAGTTGGTTGCTCGGGCGCTGGAACGGGGTCTTGGAGAAGTTGCGGCCGGCCTGCACCTTCAACTTCAGGTACTTGGTGTTGAGGAAATACATATTGTCGGTGACGCAGTCGCGGTCAGGAACGACCGGAGCGCCCCGGTAGGTCACATCACCGGTGACACCGAGGTTACCCGGACCAGCGCCAGTGAAGCGCGTGTGGCCTGTGCCCTCAAAGATCAACTCGTAGTTCCCGTAATGGGTGTGGGAGCAGATAATGAGGTTGGGCTTGTCGTTGCCTTCAGCGCAGTTGTTCCACACCGTGTTCATGGCGATGACGCCTTCGTACTGATCTGCGACCTTCGTCAGGAACGAGGTGTAGCCTGAGCCGTTGAAGTCGGTGCGCTTGTTGTCCCACCAGGTGTTGGTGGTCTGCGAGATGCCGCCGAGCGTGGTGCCCGTGGACTCAGCGCAGATGTCCTGGAAGCCCAGCATGGACTTGCCAGACTGTGAAGTGTGGAGCGAAGCGTTGATGGTGTCGAACGACTTGGTCATCGACTGCTTGGCTTTCGCCGTGATCAGTTTGACCGAACCGCTCTTGCGGGACTCGTCGTCCTCAGTGTCGGAGATGACTACCGGAACCGCGTTGTAGCGGAACTGGAAGAAAGCCGCCGTGATGCCATCCGTGGCCTGTGTGCTGAGAACGTCGAAGCCGTCGAACCACTCCGAACTGCCCAGGCCGTACATGAGATCTTCCTGGATCTCCTTACCGCCTGTCTCCACCTCCATGACGCCAGACTTCTTCAGCCTGTCGGTCGTGGGGTACGAGTCTGAGATGTTGTCGGTGAGGCGCTTGCGATGCGAACGCATCGTAAGAGTCCACGCCGCATCCCAGGTTTCACTACTGGTTGCAGCAGGCATATAATACCTCTGTCTGTTGGGGCATTAGCCCCCTTGTTGGCTGTTGGGCGCTACGCCTTCAGGCCAAGTGCCTCTAACTTTTGGACGAGCGCGGCTTCTGATAGAGCGCCCGAGTCAGATTCGGCAGCAACAGACGGAGAGGATGAGGCATTGCTTGCAGCGTTTCTACGGACCTGTTTCTGGCCATTCTGCAACTGTGCAGACTTCTGGCCAGCAATTCCGGTCACCAGTTCATAGGCCTCGGCGGGAGTGTAGTTCTTGCTCGTGGCCGGATTCGGCACCGCCGTCAGGGCGTTGATCTGCGCCTGATAGGTATCGATGTCCGGGTACTGCTCACGAGCGGCCACGGCCGTCGCATTCTGTGCCTGGGTCGCCTGTTGAACAACGTGGACGGCGAGTTGCCGCACAGCGTTGGTCAACTGCTCTACCTGCTGACCTTGAGTCGTCAGCGTCTGACCCACATCAGCCTTGATGACCTCGCGCATGGTATCGAGGGCACCCTGCTCTTCAGGGGCCAACCTGGCACGTACAGCGGCGAACGGATCAGCCTCCGGTGAGGCTGCATCTACACGCGCACTCAGACCTTGCTGCTGCTGCTCTACAGCGGCGATACGCTGCTGCTGTTGGAGCGCCTCTACTTCCCGTTGCTGTTGAGCAATGGCCTGCGACTTCTGGGTGTAATCACCCTTCAGTTGCCTGGCCAGTGGTCGAAGCTGTTCGGGGATAGACTCCAGGTCGGCATCGATGTTGATGCTTGCTGGTCGGTCTGGTGCGTCCGCTGTGGTCGCTCTGTCTGCAGGAGCGGAGTCTGTTGAAGCAGGTTCCTCGATGGGCGGTGCTTCGCTCGGGGCCTCAAGATCAGCACCCAGATCGATCACTCCATCGTTCTCTACTTCGTCAGTCGTTCCACTCTCTTCAGAAGAGTCCAATTGGACGGCTTCGGTCATCTTATTTCCTCAGTGACTCCCTGGATCATCGATCCAGTTGGAGTCGGTTTGGGGACGAGGTCCGGGTTCTGGCTGCCAGTATGACTTCGATCCACCGGTGGCATCGGAAGCCTCCTCGACGTTCAGTTCCTTCATCAGCCGCTGTTTGTGGCCATAGTCTTCGACCACACAGCCCAGCGCCGGCTCATACTTTCCATACAGCCCCGAATGACTGGGGTGGATGAAATTGGTCCGGCGATGAGCGATCAGTTTGTCGGCTGTGCCGTCGCACTCCGTGCAGGGGCGCGTCGGCGTGACCTTATCCCTCGATGAAAAGTAAACATCTTCCTGCAAAAAACCGCAAGTAGAACATTCGTAGTCCTCCAGGCGGGGATGGGAACCACCTCTGATATTGACCTTGTAGGCCACCTCAAACTCCTTTGGCGATTCGCCCGACGAGGGCGAGGCTGACGTTCTTCTGGTGGTCGCAGATGATGAAGATCAATTCTGGTTCCGATCAATGACCGCTCCCGGCTGCGAGATCTCCTGGGCGTTGCCTCTGACTGCGCTGGTAACTTGACCGACCTGCTGCTGGACTTTCTCCATGGGACCACCCGCACCATTGCGACTGGCTCCCAGTCCTTCGATGTTACCGCCACCACCACCGGCTTGCTGCTCATGCAACTGCTGATGTTCCTGCAAGTGCTGCTGGAGGAACTGCGTGACCTGCTGGGCCAGCATGGGATTCTGCTGGGCCAACTGCTGGAATTTCGGATCTTCCGGCAGCATCTTGTGGACTTCGGCGTGGGTGATGTGCTGTTCTGCGGGATGGGTCTTTACCTGCTGACCACCCATGATGAGCATGTTCTCGTACTGGGCGGCGCGTTGGGCGTCGATCTTGGCGGCATTGCCAATAAACTTTTCCTGATTCGGTACGCGGAAGGTATTCAGCACATGGCGTAGCACTTCGTTCTTCGGCACTTGCGGGAACTGCATGAGCCATGAGGCCAGACCGAGGGCATCTTCCTTCTCCAGTTCCTCAAACATGGGCTTCATGGAAGCCGCTTCGACCTCGACAGTGAAGCGAGCCGCCATCATATCGCCCCGGACTGCTTCAAAGACAGGATCGTTCTCATTCTCAGCGACGTTGACCAGAAACTCTTTTGGCGTATATCGTACGTCGCTCATAATCCGAGCGTAGTTGTAGGCCAGTTCCTTAAAGATGTCAGCGACCTTGCCTTGCATCCAGTCACGGTTCAACTGGCCGAACGATGCTTCCAGTGCAGCTTGGGTAGCGGTTCGACGCGGACCTCCTCCAGAAGTGAGGGAGGAGACATTGAGGATCTGCTCCTGGTAGTTCCGCATGTCTGACTCCAGGCCCAACTGATCTGCAGGGGGAGTAGACTGCGGCATCTCCTGGAAGGAGTTGTTGACATCATCAACCCAGATGATGGTGCCGTCACGGGCTTTGTCGATGTCTTCGCCAACGTCAGGGTTGTTGGCCTGCTCCCCTTTGCGGCCGAGGATCGTGCGGGAGTTGCGCTTGACCCCATCGTTCCTGCGGGTGACAGACTCGACGATGCCGATCTGCGTGTCTTCGGCATAGGCCATCATGGGCAGACCGTAGAACTCTTCCGGCGTAGCATCGAAGGCGAGAGTGGTGTACGGCGTACCGTTCATCACCAAGAAGCCGCCCTTGGGCTGAAAGTCCTCAGTGGCAACCATCTCACCGGTGAGGGGGTCAGGCTCCATGCGGGTTTCGCCGGCGAGGAACGGGTGATCGATCTCCAGCACCGGCTCTCTGACACCGGCAGCGAAGATGTATTGCTTCTTGTGGACACGGTCGTGGACTTCCCGTAGCAGCACGTATTTGCCAATGACCTTCAGATCTTCCTTTGCCTGACGTTTCGAGTCCTCCCCTGCCTCATTCTCCTCCCAGTCATCGAGCATGAGACTCTCACGCTCTTCTTCAGTGATGGGCTTGATCTTGGCCTTGTTCTTGAGGCGGTTGTCGGCCTGAACGAAATCTTCCGGTACCAGCATCTTCTCATAGGCATAGCGCATATACCCAGGAACATGGTTGGGAGTGCAGAGATCAGGGAAGAAGTTGAACGGTGAGATCCGCATGGAGGTGACCATGCCGTTCTGCATCGTGTCGTTGGCGATATAGGGTGGCACGAGGTCGTCGTCGCCTTGCGGGTTCACCAGGGTCTTGATGATACCGCGATATGCGAATAGCGCATCAAAGACCATCTGCTGGATGTGGGACTTGGCATCCGACATCTCCAACGCGCCGTTGATGGTGCGCTGCATGATCTCAGCCTGGAAGGCTTTGTCCGGGTTATCGACCTTGAAGAAGATGCGCGGGTTCTGGAAGACGATGGAGGCGATGATCTGTCTGGTCAGGGGATAGAACTGCGAGATCTTCTTGACCTTCTCTGAGTCGAGGTCGAGGAGATCAGAAAAGTCCAGGCGAAACTGCCGGTGCAGCCGCCGCCAGAGTTTATGCTCTGACTCCATAGCCTTCTCGGTATGGATGAAGGTCTTTTGCCAGAACTCTATCTTATCTGCTTTCATGCTCGGCGCTTCCTCTTCACAGGCACTTTATCCAGCACGTTATTGCCAAAAAACGGGTTCTGATTCCGACTCGGACGTTGACGTGAAGGTTGATACAGGTGCATCACGGCGTAGCGTAGCTCATCGGCGCAATGGTCGTGTTCGTTCTTGGTATCAAGATCCTCGGGGTTGGTCTTCGATCTCGGCAGGGACGGCATGAACTTCATCATGTTGTCGTTCCACTCAGTAAAACAGTGGAATTTCTCCTGCGCCAGCAAGTCATTTATTACCCGCCAACCGGTGATGCGGTCGTTGTTGGCTTTGGTCAAAGGTAAGCCTTGAGCCGAGAACACGTCAGCCGGCGACTGATTGACCACTTCAGTCAGGCGTCTTTTGACCCACATAGAAGGGTCAGCGAAGATCTGGGACGGACTTCTGCCTCCAGTATAGGGGTTTGAGGCGATCATGCGAGCAATCTCATAGGCATGGGTGGAGGCTGTAGCTCCAGCGACGTAGTACTCGCAGAGGCGGTAGATATGGCCATCGTAATCGACAGTATAGAGGCCGAAGCTCGTGGGGGAGGACTCGCCGTAGTCCAGACCCCCGAAAAGCGGCCAATGGTCGGGAATCTCAAAAGAGGGGATGGCAATTTTTGGGGTCCAGTTGGTAAAGTAGGCACCGAGGGAGACAGACCAGTCGCCTTCCAGCCAGGCCCGCACCAACTCGGGGTCACCGACAGATTTGAGCCGGTCGATGTATCCGGGGTCGTTTTCCAGCAGGATTTTGTTGTCGGTAACGAGGCTTCTGATCCACATCCGAGGGATCTTGGACTGCTCGTCCTCGATGATGGTTTCCGGGGGTCCAGCATCGATGAAATATTGCTTGACGGGCTGGTGGCCGACACCGCCGGGGTTGCCGGTAGCTCGTACTCTGAGATTCTCGATACCAGCGGCAGAGCGCAGACAGGCCTTGAGTTTGTTGTAGCCGCCGAGAGAGGGCCAGTTGGGCAATTCATCAAAAGCTATCCAGCTGTACGAATGGCCTTGGTAGTTGTCAGCATCGGCCTCGCTCTCCAGATGCCGTAAGCGGAGGACGACGGTGCCGGTGGCATGAGGGATGCGGAATTCATGGACGCCTACCTTGTACTCGGTACCGGGAAAGGCGGGGAAGAGGACTCTCTTGCCCTCTTCGATGACTTCATCCAGTTCAGGGAAGGATCTTCGCAGAATGATCCCTCTCCAGTTGCTACCGTACTTTTGCACATCCGAGGCAAAGTCTCCCATGAGGAAAGAGGTCTTGCCTCCTCCTCGGGCACCCCCAAAGAACAACTCGGGCACAAAAGAGGCCCGAATCGCCTTTTCCTGGGGGCCTGGCTGCGGTTGCCAGACTTTTGGCTCATCCACGCCGTTTCCAAGTGCGGCGTTGTTCCATGGTGATAGAGGGATCAGAGGCTTCTTGGGCTGTGACGGGTCTGCCGTCCGGCCAGACGAAGGCGGTGCCTCCAGCCACGGCGGTGGGTTGCTGTGTCGTCGTCGGTGGTCCCAAGGGTTGTACTGCTGGTCCTCTCCCGGCCGTCACGTCCAGCCCTGCCAGCAGGCTTTGGGTATTCTGCACCGGCGGTTGGACACCAGGCAATGGCCGGCGGGGCGGCGGTCCCAGCGGTTGTACCGCAGGGCCTCGTCCGGTGGTGGTATCCAACTGCTCCAGCAGTTTGCGAACATCCTGCAGACTGGTGATACCCAAATTCTGGTTGGCGTAGATGCTGCCACCGGGGGTATTGAGCGCTGTCAGCAACTCTTCCTTCGACGGTATTCTCCGCAGAGATTTGCCGGCGGGCTGGACTTGTCGGGAAAAAGTCCCCTGCGCCATCTCAGGATCTTGACCAACACGGGTCAGAGCATCGAGGAGTGCCATCAGTCTTCAATAATGGACACCAGGCAGGCCTCTACGGCCTTGTAGGCATCTTCCCTGACCCAATACACCAACTCACCGCCTCGGGCTACAGAGGGCGTGGCGGTGCCGAGTTTGTCGAGGGCTTCTTGGGCGAGATCTTTCTTCTTGGGGACGGCGAAGGGTTCAGTTGCCTTCAGAACGGCTTTGGCGGCGACTTTCCTCACGGCCTTCTTTGCTGTAGTTGTCTTTTTAGCCAATTGGTACCTCTTGTCGGGTGATGTCCATGGCTTCGTCCTCTTGGACAGAGCGCATGGCGTCTTGGAGTCGGGTCAAATCTTCCGCTACCTTCTCAGCGTCTTTGTCTTCCCAGGTCTTGGCCCGTTCGACCCGCTCTTGATAAGCGTTGGGCAGAACGGCCCTGCCTTT